CCTATAAATATGCCTGATGATAAATCAGGAAGATATGATTCAAAAAGAAATGAATTTTTATCTTATTTATCTTTAGAAAACAAAGCTTTAGCATTAAAGCTTGAAAAAGAATTTAAATATAAAGAAAGAGCTTTTAGAAAAATTATAAACAGTTATAAATGGAAATCAAAATATGGAGTTTACAGTTATTAATATTAAAATAATTCTTTGATTGGCAGTAAAACCATTTGACTTGCATTATTATCACCACCCATAACCATTTTTAAATTACCTTCTTTTTGAAGGTTTTTTATTTTATCCTTAAGTTGGTCTACCTTAAATATAAATCCGCCCTCTATGTGCCCATTATAGGCCAATAAATGTATCCAGGCGGTTGATTCTGTGGTAGATAAACCAGATGGCTTGCCACTGCATCTAATTTCAATGGCAATATTACCAGTATTTTTCCAAATGTCTCTTTCTGTTTTTACCTCTACTTTACTGTTACCTTCAAATAATTCCTCTACAAACTCTTCACCCATTTTACCAAATTTTAGGTCAAGGTCAAACCCTTTGCAATATCCCTCTGTTAATGGCATCCACTCATCCCCTTTCATTATCATGGCTTCTCCGCCAGATAGTTTATATATATCCATCATTTTAATTGTCAAGTTCGTACTGTCCTTTAAACCACCCATTTCTCCACTCTTTTAATATTTGTGATTTGTTTGTTATTATGTTTGTTTTTGCTTTTTTCTTGTATTTAACTCTGCCCTTACTGCTCATAGGAACAAAAGTGCATTTTTTTCTGTAATCATAACTCATTGAAATACTCCTCTTTTGCATATTTAACTATCAGAATTGCATCTGATGTTTTAAGTGTTATTTTTTTAAGCTCTGGATAACATTCCTTAGCTTTATCTTTTAACCATCTTTTTCTTATTACGCTTTTTAAAGCTTTTGGACAACCTATCCATCTTATCCACTCGGCAGGAATTGCAGTATTCATTTTAACTTCATGTGATGCTGCTATACCAAGCCATTGTCCATAGTTTGTGCCATATGAAAATGCGGCTCTTACTGCATTGGTTGGTCTGGCCCATACTCTTTCCATGACAAGTTTAACATTATCTGAAGGTGTATTACCTATAATAACCTCAAATAATAGTGCCATATCTTCGCTTGAATCAGGACATTTATATGCTTTTATTTCACCCTCTTCATCTATGCAAGCAATGCCTCCAGATTTACCTGGGTCTATACCTACATATTTATATTTAACTTTGGAACGGTAGTTCGTCATTTATCATCTCCCCTATTGAATTATATACCTTACATTTATCTCCATCATAACCTAAGTCTGCATATCCAGAATCTCCGTATCTTACCTTTGATGCAATTAAAGTTATTATGTTCTTACCTTTACCTGCTTCTCCTTGTACCTTATAATCATAATATGAAAAGAAAACATTTTCTGCTACTTGTTCAATTGCTCCACTTTCTGCTAAATCTGAAAGTTGTGGCATCAATGCTTTACCTCTTGTATTATTTCTTTCTATAAACCTATTTAATTGTGATGCTAAAACAACAACACAATCATTGCCTTTAGCAAGCCACTTATAATCATTAACAAGTTGCTCTATTTGTAATCTTCTTTCACTCTGTCCGCCCTTGCAAGATATAAGTTGTATGTAATCATCAAATATTATATCAGGCTTGAACCTTTTGATTTCTGCGGCAGATGATGAAAAGTCTTTTAAATTATCAAACATTAAAAACTTATCGCTTGAATACTTCTTCCTTATGCTTTCAATCGTATTGTTAACTAACTTTAAAGATTCATCACTAAATACATTTTTCCTAACCATTCCATATGAAAGTTGTTCAGATTCTAAACATATTATCTTTTTCATAAGTTCTGAATTTGGTAGTTCTCTGCTAAAAAACATAGCTTTATAACCCTGCTCAAGAACCTTTGATAGCATATTAATCATCACGGTAGTCTTACCATGACCTGGTCTACCACCAACAATGGTTATCTCACCTCGTGTCAATCCACCAGAAAACTTATCTACAGATGGATAACCCGTCTTAATTAACTTGGATGTTTTATCTTTTATGCTTGTAAGCGTATCAGAGATTACTTCCTCAATGTCTTGCACTTGGCTTGGTCTTATATCCAATAGTTCACCAAATATCATATGTGCTTTCTCTATAGAATCATAGACATCTTCGTAATTACCTTTTGCTTTTTCTTTGATTTTCTCACTGTGAACGATAACCCTTCTTAAAAGGTATTTCTCGTATATTTGATTTGCATGATAAGTAACCGCACCTGGACTTGTAGTATTGTTTGTGCATTCAGTCACGTAATAAGCGGTTAGGCCAATCTTAGTATCTGTGCCATTTAAAGATGAACATACTGAAATCATATCAATGTTCTCTTTTGCTTTTATCATCTGTCCTATCTTATACCAAAGCCTTCTTGCTTTGTCTTGATAAAACACTTGGTTGTTTATTATGTATTTACTTACGGTATCATATTCCGTAGGATTCTCTATAACAGTGCCTAAGATACAATTTTCAGTTGCACTATCATATGGTAGATTTAACTCCATATTATTCTCCTTTATAGGACAGTTAAGTCCTCGCTATTTTTCAGTTACATTTTCTTCTGGTATTGGCAAGTAAATTAAATAATCCGCATCACATTTGGAACAACTTAAATTACTAACAATCCCTTCACCTTCCATTCCATAGTCTTCATAGTCATGGTCTCCACCCCATATGACTTCGCTATTACAATGCCAACAGTTCATAACCCCTCCTTTCTTATTTAAATAAACGATTTAATGTTTTTTTCCACTTTTCTTCTTTTTCTTCTAACTCAGATATTCTATCTTCTGTTTGTTTTATCAATTTATCAGTAACCAATACATTATACTGGGTTACCTTACCAATCATTCCTCGATATTCTTCAAGGTCTGATTTGTACCATTCGATAATTCGTTGTCTGTCTGATTTTCCTTGTCTTCGGCCTGATGATTTTGCCATTCGTTCATCCTTTCTTCCATTGCGTGTTCAATAGCATCCATTAACTCATCATCCTTAACTTCGTTGATTTTATACATCTGAGTATTGTCCTGGATTGGTAACGATTGCATTGGCTCATTTTTAAAGAAGATACCCCATTGTTTCTCTTTTATTATACTGCATACAATTTCTGCTATTTTTGTTTTCATGTTGTCCCATCTCCTATCTTTTTCACGTTGTTCATCTAAATAACATTCGTGTATTATTGCAAGGTTTTCGTCAAAGAACTGCGTTCCATCACTTGTCAGATACACCCTTGCTATCTCTGTCTTTAGAAAGCTCTTCAGCTTTTCTCTGTATGTACTCTTTAAACTCATCTTTTTCATCTTTCCACTCAAAGTAATTATCTTGAATAAACTCTATGTTATACTGTCTTTTTGCTAGATTTTCTAGGTTTATTATTAGATTGTTTATCACTTTTTCCATCATCTTCATCGTTGGCTTCTTTTTCTTCATCTTCATCTTCTCCTATAATTGGATTTTCAAAACTATCTTTTGCCTCTTCTGACAACTCCTCTTCCATAACTTCTTCCTCTACGCCATCAATAATATCATCTATTTCATCTATTCTTGACACCATTCCTCTTAATTGATTCTGCAACTTTTCTATTTGCACTTTCATTTTTATTATATCATTTTCCATATCTATTGCTCTACCCATTATATCTCCTTTTTTATGTTAGTCGCATGGGCATACAGATTTCTAAACTATTTATTGACATTACTTGGCCTGTACGCCCACACTGTTTTCCTCTATAAGTTAAAACGGTATATCCGAATTACCGTCACTTATATCTATCTTTTTTCCATCCTCCCACTTTTTACAGAACTTACAATCCCAAAAGAAAGTTTTTTCACCTCTTTTGTTAATAAATTCTCTACCCTTATCAACAAATGCAATGACTGGTTGCCCAATCATATTATCTGGAGATAGCGTTGGTAATACTTGAACTTCAATATCATTACCATCAATCGTTCTTGTTTCTGTTGGACATGCAACACCTATTGTCTGACAGAATCTAAGGTAGCCTTTATTGCCGCTCACGTTTGATTCAAAAGTATCTTCTTTAGAAGGCTCCAGGAATCTCCAAAGTTTGCCTTTGAATGTCTTTCCTACGTATGGACTACCATCTGTTGTTACCATGTCTCCATTAATATCCTTATATATAAAGTTTGCTCTATTATTTTGTGGAGCAACTTTTACGGTATAAGTATATAGCCTTGCTTTATACTGACCTCCTTTAACGTCAAGTATTTTAGAATCAACTTCTGTTATATGACCATAGTATTCACCTTGTGTAAAAGGAGTGAATTTCTTCTTAGTATTATCACTCTTTATATAAAAGCTCTGCTCTTTAGTCACCTCATTAAACATATCATTTACGTCTGCCATGTTATTTTCCTTTCCCTTTTATCATGTTTTGTACTTTTTCTACACATGCTTCGTAATTATGTGCATGAATCGACATTTCGTTTACTTTAACTTTTAGATTATCTACAATATCCTTACCAAGAGGGTCTGCTAATTTATATAAATCCTTAGCTTCCTTATCTGATAAAGCATCTGGCTCTGGCAAATCTTCACCTGCAAAGATATATAATCCTAGTCCATGCAATGCTATTGCTTTTGCCAATGCTCTTTGTAGACTTGTATTAATCTGAAAAGCATTTGGTTTTTCTATTGCTTGATTTCGATTATCAAGTACTGGATGTATTTGTGATAGTGAAACACCATCAACTTCTACCCATACATCAACAAAATAACCGCAATCTGTTTTAAAGAATGGAGAACCATCCTCTGCCTTCGTTACACCCCATCTTGCATTTGGACAAGCGCGTTTAAGCTCTTGCACTGCATATGCCCAAGACAAGTAATTGAATCTACCTTTCTTTTGTGTATATTCGCTTACATCTGTCTTGAAGAGTTTCATGAATGTGCTTTGTTTTGTATTACTCATATTCACTCCTTTACGTTGGTGGGTTACAATGTTCTTTAAATTGACAATAATTACATTGCCATTTTTGAACTGGAGAAACTCCAACTCTGAACTGTGGTAACCCTTGTTTATGTTCATCGTTTATATTCTTCCAAAAGAGATATGCTCTTGATATGTAAGTAAGTGGTACTTCTACGCACCTCATCTTAGAATCATCTTTATTGTAGTAATAAAGAAACATACCATCTAATTGTCCGAATTGTTGTTTAAGCGCATAACCATATGTGCCTAATTGTAGTTCATAGTGGATACTTGGATTTAAATTCTTTTTCCTACCGAACTTTAATTTCCAAGACCAGGCCCCACAAGTTTTTATATCATACAAAAAAACACGTTTACCATCATCTGTGTGTTTTGCAACTATATCATAAAAACCTCTGACATTTAATTCATCAATCCTCACTTCACCTTCAACTAAAAATTCAATATCTTTTTCTTTATTATTAATTTCTTTTTTAAGTTGTGTATTATCTATAGATATATCTCTATTATTATCTCTATGAAGTGCGCGTGTGTGCGTAAGAGACTTCTGAACATCATCGTGAATCAAATTTCCAAGTTGTAATAACCTTTTTGTTCTTTCATCAAAAACACCCGTAGGTTTTATTTTCATGACTGATTCAAAATACAATTTTCTTGAACAAGAACCTGCTCCAGAGGCATGATACCAGGACTCGTTACCCTCATACCTCTCTTTTCTGTTTTTCTCTTGTAATTCATCAAGATACGAATTGTATATTCCTTCGATGTCGGTGGGACTTTTTACTCCAAGCATTAAATATTTCCTCTTGAATACTCTTTAATAAACCATCTAAAGCATTCTGCTATATTCTTATGCTCACCTTTTATGCATTTAATCTTAAATTTAACCCATAAATCTTTATCGATTCCTTTGACTAAATAAGACGTGTTATCTTCCATATTTCTATCCTCTCTATTTTATGTATATACTCTGTAATTAATATAATTAAATATACACACATGTTGTTAGTTATTTTTTACTTTTTTATTGTTATTGTTTTTTGCTCTTATTTTTACTTTCCTTAACTCTTCCCTTAATTTATCATTTTCATCGCATAAAAGGGCAATTTCACGCGCAAAAACGCTATCCATCTCATCATCATTCATTGCTTTTAGCATTCTTATTATTTCTTCCATTAACTTATCTCCTTTTATTTTATTTATCATTGAAAATTTCAATAAATAGTAATACCATTGCAGTTACCGCTATCCAACCTATCATTATCTACCTCCATAATATTCTTTTTCTGTTAATCCTAAATAGGCCCACACTGGCATATTTGTTTTTGCTACCATTTGCATATCCTTTAGCTTAGGAAGAGTATGGATACTATATCCTAAATCATATCCACATTCTTCTAAAAAGGTTTCTGCCATACTTGACATTCTGCTCATTCTTCCTCCTTTAATTTATTTAATGCTATTATATCAGGGTCATTATCACAAAATGAACAATATTTATATCTATCTTCCACTTCATTATATTCAATCCAACCCTCACTATCACAAAAACTACACTCTTCTATCATTTTTTCTCCTTTCTTAATTTTTTCTGTTGTCGTTTCCATCTTTTTATTTCAAGGTTCCTACGTTTACGTTCCATNTTTCTTTCTTTCGCTTTTCTATTCGGCATTATTTACCCTCCTCTTTGTCTAGTTGTTCACATAGTTTTTCACAATTAAGTAATAATTTATCAAGAAATTTCTCATATATCTTATTAATTTTCTCTGCTTTGTCTAATCTCTTTTGTAAACTTACTAATGTACTTGCGGATTCTTTACTCATTTTATGCATTTTATTTCCTTTCAGTTTTGTTATGTCTTTTTTCATTTGCTTGGTTAATATTATCATTTCTCCTCCATTTTTACATCATCATAACCATCATTAATGTATTTATCTCTTATTCTGTAAGCTAAAACAATATTTCCACCTTCATAAGCTATTGTTCCACCTACCCAAACTATATATTTCATTCTCCCTCCCATTCTAATTTAATACCATATTGATTTGCGGCATTGTTTAATAATATTTTTGTGTAATACTTTTTATCTGTTGTTAGTTCATCAATAAAACCCTCAACAAAAAAATACTCCATTGCCTCTATAACATCTTTTTTATTTACTTTATTTATCATTTTAACTCCTTTTCTTTTCTATTTCTTTAATCTTATCATCAATCATATTTTCGTATTTCTCCACCAGGATTGCTCTTTGATTGTATGTTAAATTGTCTGAGTACTGCCCATAGTACCAACACATATGGGCAATCTCATCTTCCGTGTAATAATCCTCCATTTTCATTTTAATAATCCTCCTCCAATCTTTCTCCGCAATATGATTCATCAAAATATCTATCTTTTTTGTACGGATAATTGTTATTGTAGCACTTATCACAGAATAACCCAGTATAAATACCATACGCATCATTTCTTGCCCACATATGATAAGTTATTGGACTTACGTGTTCACTTGTTTTTTTACAATCTTGTCCTCTGCATTCAACTAACATATCTCAAATCCTCCACTTTCGATACAAAATAGGGCAAAGTTCTCAACATTATTAACATCAAATGGATATGAATGTTCATCATTTTTAGCTAAATCATTGTAAGTTTTTTCATATGACATTGTTGAACCATCTGCAATATTTTCCATCAATATTTCACCAAGCATTTTTGCTTTTTCTGCGTTTAATCCACTACCATCATTGTGATGTCCACTTTCCCATAATTGGTCTGAAATAAGCTCAGGAGCAACGTGTCTGCAATAATCCCATAGTGGTCTCCACCACCAACAACTATTGCGGAAATACGTGCCTCTATTGTCATCTTGATAACTTGTCATTTCTGAATAAAACTTATCTTGTTCCTTTTCCCATTCCTCTTTCTTTGCTCCGCTCCTTTCTCTCCAATCAATATTATCCCATTTGAAGTATGTTTTATATTTCTCTTTACCTTTGTTCATTTTCGGATTTAATCCGTGTACGTCCATTCCCATTTTATTCTCCTCTTTTTTGGTTAAATGATATATTTCTTGCTAATCTTATTCTGTTCTTGTTATCTAATCCGCCTAACCACATTATAAAATGTGTCTGCATCTGTCTAAATTTATCTCTTAAATATTCTCCATTAGATGCAACATCAAAAGCGGTTCCTGTTACTCCATATGCATCTTCTGCAAATTTCTTTAAATCGCTATCTACTGACCATCTTACTAATTTATCTATATCGTGTTTATTCATTATCTTTCTCCATTTCTGCTATATGTTCGTGTAATCCGTTGCAAATGTCTTCGTATATATTCGCTTGGATTTGGTCGTGGGCGTTACCTTCGGGGTTTATTTCGGATTTAATGGTCATTAAACAACTATTATGTGATGCAAATTGGCCAATATCATAATAATAAATTGGTACTGCATTATCTGCTATTTCGTGGATTGTATCGTCAATATCATCGACTAAAATATCGATTTCTTCGTCTTTTATTCTCTGTTCTAACTCCATGCACGCATCAATAATTAAGTCCTTCATGTCGTATCTATTTCTGCTCTTTGATTGGTCTACTTTTACTTTGATTGGTTCCATTATTTATTCCCTTTCTTTTTATTGTTTTTCTTTTTCTTTGGTTCGTATGTTTTGCAAATATGCACTCCG